CTTATCTTTATGGAATTCTTCTACAGCAATATTGCCCGGTAAATGTATTCTAAATGTTGGAATTTTTTGATATACAATTGGTCCATTATATAGCGGTCGTACTACATCTAAAATAAATTTTCTATAAATTTTCTGAATACTATTTTCAAAATTTTCATAATAAATTTGATGAAACTTTGTACTTTGATCTTGTTCTCTCGTAAACAAAGTATCATATGTATTTAATTCTGAGTTATGCAATTTACTTAAATCGGTTGTACTTAGTAAAGTACCATATATATCTGCAAAATTAAATTTAGACGTGTCGAATTTAATTAATTTCATATAATTTCCAATTCTCCCGAAAAATCTACAATACCAGTACCAGCTGCACCATCTGGACATATTCCATGCCCAATATCAGTTATATCATATTTTATAGTATCTATATTGTTCCAAAACTTTTTCATAGGTGCGTTCCAATGAATATCATCTAACAATAATAGTCCTTTATAGTTATTGTTTTTTAAAAACTCATAGACTTGTTGTTCAAATTCTCCCGTATGCGACGTATCTAAAAATATTAATGGTGATTCTAACAAAATATTTTGTTGACCCAATTCAAAAATATTACCAAGGCGTCGTTCTACGTTATCTGGTTGTGGCTTTATACCAAATTGATCACGAACATCATACGTAATAATCTTAGTATTTTTACTAATTGACAATGCTAACGCACTGGTTCCGTGATGTGTACCTAATTCAATTATAGTCTGATTTTCAAATAAAAATGAAAGATATGTAAGTAGATAGTAATGATTTTTACCTGGCGCTGCTACAAATATTTGTTTATGATCATTTCTATTGATATGATTAATATAATCATGTAAATTATGTTTTCCGATTTCTGATTTGATAATTTTCATTTTAGTACCCTTTTATTATAAAATTTTTCTTTCCATATATCGATTTTAGTATAATCATACCCTTCAATTTGATAATTTATCCAATTTGCCATATATGGCCTGGTATTATCCTGTACTCCGGCTAACGCATCAATACCAGACCCAACTACAATATATACTGCATCTTTGTATTGTTTCATTTTATGCAATAATGCTTGTTGAGCATGTCCAATACCAACTAAAAATATATTACTAGTACTGTTTTTTAATTGTTCTGCCATAATTTGTTCGCCGGCTTCTAAATTATCACACAAATATCGTTGTGGCATTTTTATATAATCCGTAAACCCATCGAAATGTAAATAATCTAAGTACTCTTGTTTTGTACAAAGTTCTTTTATTAAGTCAAGTTTAGGTCCAGCGCCGATTAAACCTATCTGACCATTAAATGTTTTCGTAAACCAGTTTTCTGCAGTAAGTGCATAAACATAATCGACAGGATAATCAAAATTTCGTTTAAATTGATGATTAAACCATCTAACATGTTCGTTTAGTAATTGACACATTAGATAATCATTTTGAACAACGCCCTCTCTAAATGGCTTTAGATTTCGAATCTTAACATTTGAATCTCTAACGCCAGCAGCTACTGAACCTATTTGTTTGTTATTTAGCCAAAGATATTCTCCGTCGCTAAATTTATAAAATGTTACTGATTTATTTGTTTCTACTAAATCGATTATGAATTTTTTAAAATTTTTATACCGTTCTTTGACGGACCATTCAGAATTATAGAAATCTCGGTTTATCTGAGTATTGTTACTACTTACGCCTGCTACTTGTATCATTTCTTCCTTAATTTTGTCCATCCTCTAACTTTTGTATGTGGTAACCAACATTCATTAACAACAATACCATATAATCCTCGTTCAGAATTTTCCATGAATTGTCCTTCTTGTCCAGCCCATAGACGTTCGCCGCCATTGTATTTATTGTCCGGATTAAAATATTGTTCTTCAGTGAACTTAAAATATTCATAATGTTCTTTTGTAAAGGCAAAGAAAAACCCATTAATTACATTATGTGCATTGTTACATTCAATTTTTGTAATACCAATGCCAGGTTTGTGTGCTTTTTGTCTTCCTGATAATACTCCATCTGTTAATGCGGCGTATACTACATTTTTATTATGATCTGAAATAACATAGTTTAAAAATGTATTAATTGTATCATTAAACCACAAATCGTCATTGCAGTTAATAATGATATCACAACCATCGTGATATGCATGACTTAATCCAATATTCCATGCACCTACAATACCAATTATGCTTTGGTCTTCTATTCGTATATATTCAGCAAAATCAAATTTCGTTAATTCATGTTCCGAACCATTATCAACAACATACAAATTAAATTCATGTTTACATTGTTCCTTTAATGTCGTACAAAATCGTTTGATAAATTCATTACCATTTGGTCTATATTCATCTGACCAATGAGCTGTAACTACAAAACCTATTTTCATTTTTTAATTTCCTCGTAAACTTGTTCAATTTGTTTTTTTACTACATTGTAACTATACAATTCATTTGCCTTGTTCCAGGCATATGTTATATGTTCTATTCGTTTATCATTATTATTTAATAATTCAACAAATTTTTCTTCCAATGTAGGAATGTGAATTGTTGCAGTCTCTGGGTATAAAACTTGATGTGCATCATTCACTCCACCTAAATGTATCATTCCTAATGCTGCACACTGCATGGCCTGTTGCCCTGGAAAATACTCAATTGGGTCTAAATTAAAATGAAATGTACATTGCGACCATGACGTTAAATAGTCCAACCATTTAGTTACGCCTTCATGACCTTTTGGTCGTATAAACGGTATATTATATTTTTGACTAATATAATTTGTAAATTGTTCTGTTTGCCCGCATCTTGGCTGATTCCAATATGGCCAATATGAAAATATTTGTTCCGATCTAGTTTCTTTATAGAAATTATCATACAAATATTCAATGTTAATTGGTTGTGGTATATATTTTACGGGAACAGTGCATTGTAATATTTGAGGAATTGAATTATTAAAATATCGTTCATCAATACAAGAAAAAACATAATCACATTGATTATATACTTCTAATCGTTTTGGCCAATGTTGTGACCAATTCCATGTTTCTTTGATAGTTCCTATAATAACCACATTTGGATATTTTTTACGTAATTGCGATATTGTATACTTTTCATAATTAGATTCAATAGCAACCATGATTAAATCTAAGTCTAAATCTGGTAATACTTCGTGTTCAGCCCAATTTAAGAAATAACCGTTTTCAAACAAGAATGGATATCCCCAAAAGCCCATAAAACATTCATTTTTTATAGACCCATGAAATTGGTATGGTTTATTGACATCAAAGAAGTTATATGCTTTGCTATCAATTACTCTGTATGAATTAACTTTTGTTTTATCAACAATTAATGCAAAATTTTTCATGATTTTACCATACTTAATTTACTAAATACTTTATGTAAATGAACTGCTAAATTAGATGGATTCATTTGCTCAACAAATTTTGTTCTAGCAGCATTAATCATTTCATAGTAATCTTTATAATTTAACAATATCATTTCTATTTTTTCTTCCAAATCACTAAAATCATGTTTACAAGAAACATATGTTTTATCTGACTCAAACACATTAGGTATTGTATCAATATAACTCATATCTGGTTTTATTAATACACATCCAAACATTGCAGCTTCTAAATCTCTAGGTGCCATTTCTCCGTAACCATACGGTGCTACAATAATTTTTGAATTGAACATTCGTTCGTAATATTCTTGTTGTGATACCCTAACACCATTTTCTAATTTTGCAACATTACATTTTAAGTTATTGATTGCATCAATACATTGTTTACGATTTATATCATAAAATTCATTTTGTTTATAACCATGCTCTAAACTTTCTACCGATGGGTATTGAAACATTGCTGATACATCATATTTTCTTGGTCGATTAACATCATACCATTGTACATTGATACCTGCCCAATGTGTCATTAACCAATTTGTTCCGGAAAGTACAATACGATCTGAATATTCGTCAAAATCAGATAATGAATAATCACCTTCGCCCCAATAATATCTACCTAAATTCCATCCTTGTTTATATAATGAACGGTCTTTGAGTAATGAACTTTTTAATAATAACAATGCATTAGATTCTTTAAGCACTTCATATGATCCAATCAATGATGTTGAATCTTGCCCGTCGATTAACATATAATCTCCAGTTATTGTTTCGAGATATTCTAATCCATCCGTAACAGATTGTTCTAAAGATACTCGTTTATTTAAAAAACTTGCTTGTGCAATCCACGCAAAATCATATGAATCTCCTGTAGTAAACTCAATACCAATTTCCTTAAGAACATTTTGTGCATAAAGATATGGTCGAAATGTACATTCATTTCTGTGTTTGTCTAATTCATATAATTTAATTTTTATCATAACGTATCATACAATGCATTTTGTCGTTCTTGTCTATCAATTGTTTTATGATGCTTCAAACACCACTCTGGGTTTCTTGGTAAATGACTTAATGTCTTATATCCATCTAATACTTCATGTACTCGATTTTTCCATCGTATTGACTCTATATTACGATAAATACGCCATTGATAATCAGGAAAATTAACCCAATTATTTTCATCCAATCTCCATCGCCATTTTGACACGTGTTCTGGGGTCAATCCTTCAACTGTATTGATTCTGGGAACCATTATTACATCTACATTGTTATGTTCTAAAACTTGAGGTAACAAGCGAATAACGTATTCATCTATCATCTCATCCGCATCTATCTGAAAAATATAATCTCCCGTACACATTTCAGTTAATTCATTTTTCATTTCAGAAAAGTCGCCATCAAAATCATAACTATACCATCTAATGGGATGATGTTCGATTGGATTGTATGTTAAACCTAATGTAATTGTTCTTAGATATTCCCATACTTCTTTTGTTCCATTAACTGCATCATAAAAGATTACAATTTCATCTTCATCTCTTTTATTTTCAATTAAGAATGTGAGTAATCGTTTTATTTCATCAATCTCATTACAGACTGGTATTGCGTAACTTATTTTCATTTTTATGATTCTTATTTATCAAAAATACCAATAAAATCTAGGGCATCCACGAAATCTTTCTCATCATAATGAGTGATTGTTGACATATCCATTCTCCATTCATAAAATTCTCCTTTTTTACCTGGGATTGGGTATTTTTCTTTTTCTTCTTCTTTTACAGGAATTGCTTTGACAGCTGACCATTTCCAATTATCTGCTCTGGTCCCATTAGCAAATACCATTCCTTTAGTAGGTAAATTAATAGCTGTAGGCATCCAAATTTTACCTTCTTCATCTTCACCCATTAATTCTTTATACAAGTCAGGTAGAATTTCTATTTGCTCTTTAAAAAATTGAGAATCTTTTTTCATTAATGAGTTAGTTTGAAAACCACAACCATAACACATATAATTTTTAATATTTTCATTTACTTCTTGGATGTAACAAGCATCACCCTCACATCTATCACATTTAGTTAAATTATCGTAACTCATAATTAAGATTCTATTTTTTTAAGTTTTGGTAACTCTATTTTTTTAAGTTTTGGTAATTGAAGTTGAATTTGTTTAGGAAACTCCGGAATATTCTTATCAAGATATGCATTTAACATTTCATCCATTTTTTCCCAACTAAAATTAGTTTTAGAGTAATGGGCTTGACGTTTACCTAATTCAGAATATTTTTTATAATTTTCAAACATATCCTTTAGGTAAAAACCTACTTCATTTGAATTAGGAGAAAACCATTGGGATTCTTTTAAAATCATATCTTTAACAACAGCTGAATCATCTACATTTTTTAATTCTCCATTAATCAAAGTAGTAAATTCTGAGTTTAGAAAATCAATATGACCACTCCAATTAGTTGATAATATTGGTTTTTTGGTTAAACTGAATTCAAGTAAAGGACGACCAAAACCCTCACCTTTAGTTAAACTAACCATAACTTTTACCTTAGAGTGGTTATAAATTGAATTCATTTCTTCATCACTAAATTCACCATGAAGTAAATAAACATTAGGTAACCTTCTAGCATTTACAGTAGATTTAATTTGATTAATTTTATCTATAATTTTATCTCTCCCCATGTAAGAAGCTCCTGTAACTGCTGTTTTAAGAATTAAAGCAGGAGCATTTTGTTTATTTTTGAATACTTCAAAAAATGCTTTAACTAATAACCCCACATTTTTTCTATCTTCTCCTAAATTACCTTGCATCCAATGTCCTACAAAAAGGAAAGCAAAAGATTCAGGAATATTAAAATCTACTAAACAAGGTTTATTTGTTGGTTTATAAATGTCTAAATTAGCCCCTTCAAATAATACTTTAATAGGTTTTTCAACTTTAATTTCCCCAACTGCTTGCCCTTGTTGGTTAGTTCTAGTATAAACTGAATTTAAGAAAGTTTGTTTAGAATGTTCTGAGGATACAAAATTAACATCCATTCTATTAATACCTTCAACCCAACTGTGATGAACTAGTGTAGTTTCCATACCAGCAGTCATACCAATATTATACTTCCCTACAGGTTGAAACTCATTAGGTACTGTAATCTGCATCCAAATATCAGGTTTTTGATTTAATTGGGGTTGATTATAAAGATAATCCATTAAAAATCCCCATTCTTCTTTATGATCTTTTACAAAACCCCAAGGTGTATTACCCCACCTTTGTGATAAAAGTTTAACATCATATTTTTCTGATTTTATAATAGATTTAATGACATCACGAGAACGAGCTCCATATCCACTATACGTGTCAAAAGGAGCAGATATGTAAAAAGTTGGTTTATCCATAAAACTTGTTTTTTAATAAATTAATTCATGCATTAGTTTTTCTTCTGGGAGTTCTGTCACATTGATAAATTCAAATTTTTCTCTTGGCTTCCAAGTTTTAAATAATTTATCAACATAAGTAATAACCCTATCTCCCATTTTCTCCCCTGTAAATCCTGCTTCATCACCTATAGCCCATTTGTAACCTTCCATTCCACATTCTTTACGTTCTTCAGGACTCATGTTATAAAGTTTCATAATCTGTTCAGCAGCATCTTCAGGTCGGCATCTATCATCCCAAATATATGGAGTTGGAGGTGAACCTTGCAGTGAACGATTTGTAGGGTAAACTGGGAAAGCCCATTTACCATGTTTTTTATACCTTCCTGTGTGGTTTGAAGGGATTTCTTTCGATGGTACGAACCAATTACCATTTTTGTCTTCAAAACGCATTTGATCTTGCATACCACCTGTTACATTAGCAATAATAGGGGTACCTGTTAATAATGCTTCTGTAAGTGAAAGACCCCAACCTTCATTAGAAGTTAATAAAATTTGAGCGTCAGCTAAATTGTATAATAAATTTAATTCTAATGGAGAAATCTTACTAGTAGAAAAAATTATATTTTTAGAATCTTTTCCGAATAAATAATCTCTAACTGCTATTAAGTTAGTACCATGATCGCTTATAGGTTCTGTATGAAGAATTAAACGACATTTATCTGCTTTTTCTTTAGGTAATTTATCTAAAAAGTATTTAAAAGCTAATAAAGTATCAGGAATTTGTTTTCTTCTAATATTTCTAGAATTAAAAAATAAAGTAAAATCTATTTGATCTTTACCATATATTTTTTCTCTTAATTTTTTAAGATTTTCATCATTATCTTTTAAGGGATAAAAGATATTATTATTGATACCGTGAGGTACATATTCAATAATTTTATTTTTAGATTTCTCTCCTAAAGCTAATTCATTAATTAAAACAGTTTGTTTAGAAATACCTAATAAAACATCGCAAGATTCATAATAGGGTTTATTATAAAGAGGAACAGGAAAATCATCCCAAATATTTAAATATATGATAGGAGTTGTTTTTCTAATTTCATTCTCAATATCAAATAACCATGTAAAATATCTAGGATCAGTAATTAAAAATATAGCGTCAGGTTTTTCAATATTCATCATATTTCTAATAAAAGATGCATCTCCATAACCATCAATAGGATATATAGTTACTGAAGAATCATTAATACCTGAAGCTTCATTAGTAGATTCACTTATATCTAATCTTTTTCCTTTATCAGGGTGATTTATAGCTCCTCCTATATTTACCCAGTTATAACGGTGGCAAGTATTAACAATTAATTCTTTACCAACATTAGCAACACCCGAAGGCATTCTGATATCATCACAGATCAAAAGTATTTTTTTCCTTTGATCAGGTTTTAAATAACCATTTTTCATATTTTAAATTTAATTAAGATTCTAATTCTAAATTGTTATGACTGTGAATTTCTTTTCTAAATTCTTCATCTGTAAGATACAAATGAATAGTTCGTTCAGCAAGTTTTTGAAAAGAAAATTTATGCCTAACACAAGCTACTTTAAATTCATCAAATAAATCACTGTCAATTTTTACGCTAGTTAATGATTGGTTTTTATTTGCCATAATCTTTATTATTTATTTATATACTATTATACATATATGTTAATACTTTGAAGTCGCAGAACATAAATGAGTTTTATAAAAAGAACAAAACTCACAGTAATCATTAAGTTTTGGTAGATGATCTTTTTGTGAATATCCCTCTTTAGTAAAGGCTGATTCTATAAACTCATTTAATTCTTTATCTACTTTATTTATTTTTACTTTACCTGAAGGTGGGGAATAAGTTTGAATTCTAGAAATAGGAAAATCACTTTCTTCCCATATTTTTCTTTTTACAATAAAAAACTCTACATTTATTTTATCTAAAGGAATATTAAATTGCTCTGAGAAGAATTTTTTATAAAGTACAAGTTGGAATTGTTTTCCTTCATCCTTTTTGGTTTTATCGTTCCAACCCCGAGTTGATGTTTTAATGTCTATAATTTTGAAAGATTGCGTGTTTTCATTATATAGAACAACATCTAAATGGCCTTGGTATATTACATTGGGGTATCGTTTATTTGGCGTTAAAGTTATAGGAACTTCACATCCTACTAAATGCCATCCCCTTTTACTAAAGTATTTTGATTTTTTCTTTTTAAATGTATCTAATATAGCAATTCCATCTTCATAAAATTCTCTTAACTCTATAGCTGAACTGAAATGGATATTTTGATTTTTTACATACGCAGATTGGTATTCGCGCATTAAACCAGTTTTAAAATGTTCTTCTAAATCAATTTTATCAGCCTCAGCAATGCTTTTTTCATACATCACATCTAAATAATGTTGTACGGTTTCATGAAGGGATGTACCAAATACAAAATGAATAGATTGTTCATCTATTTTATGCCCATCTCTATACTGCAATGACCATTTTTTAGGACATTGTTTGTACATTAAAAATTGAGAATAAGAAACATTTTTTTGAAACCTATAATCAATTTTTATAGGTTTGAAATTTTTAATTTCTAATAAAATATAGGGAATTTTCTTAGCCAAAACTTATTTTTTCCATTTATTCCTTATTACAAGCATAGCAATAAGCCCATAATTAGAAATGTCTATAAAACTATCTACCATTGTCTCCCCTTCTACGTAATTTTTACCATTACGTTTTAATAAATTTTTTAAACGATTTATTTTATCATTTACTCTAAGCCAAATACCAGTAATTGAAAGATGAATGTCTTGAGGGTCTTCTAAATTTGAACCTAAGGCAATATTCTCAATCCCATAGTCTAACATTTTTTTAGCAAAAAGTTCATATTGTTCTTTTTGAACTTTTTCAAATTCTTCTGATAAAATAGGATAACTTTCTTTAAAATCTTTTATAACTTGTTCTTTATCCATTACTATAAAACTTACATCTTTATGTTTAGTCATATTAAAAAATTTCTTTTTTAACTAAATATTTTTTAATTGCTTCTAATCTATCATCAGCATCAGCTAACATAGTAATTGCTTCTTCAGCATTTTTGTAAAAATCTCCTGTCGAATGATCACCAATCCCTGCTGGGTGTTTTTCTAATAATTCTAGGGTTAATAGAGCTTTTGCTTTATCTGCTTCTGCTGATGCACGAAGCATATTTTCTAATTTACTCATAATTTTGCTTCTTTTAATAACTTATTAGTTTCTTCTTCATTTAATCCCATCTCCCAAAGAATACCTTTAACCCCATGGTTACGAAGAATATACACATATTCCTCTGCTTCTCCAAGGGAACATCCTAAATATTCAGCTATATATTCAGGAATTTGTTTTAAATTTCTTTTATTTTCGTTTTTTATGTATTTAAGCCATAGTTTTTTCTTTGGGATCATTTCTCGATAAATGGTATAAATTTGTTGTTTATTATTAGGATCTATTTTTTGAACATAATTTACAATATCAATGTAATTTATATTCATAGATAAATATTTATGGATTAACCAACTATTCCATTTATCCCATGATTCTTGCGAAAAATTTGAGGGGTCAGATTTATGTAACATAATTTCATCTAACCACTCAAATATGCTTTTAATTTGTTTAGCTTCCAAATTCTTCTCTTAATTCTTTTGGTAACATTTCTAAAACTACTTCACCCGAAACTACATCATAAAATACTGGTATGGGCATAATAGCATCCTCAGAGGTTCCTGCTACAAATTTAGATACTTTACGAAGAATAACTCCTTCAGCAAATACTTTACCACCTGTAGAAGATGTAATTGGTTGAGTATTTTTAAGATCAATATTTACATTTAATTCTTGTTGTTTTGACATAATTTATATAATTTTAGGTTTTTTTAATTTCAATTAACTTAGCAATAAGAGCCATAAGATTTATTTCTTTATCTATCCTAAATTGGGATTGATATGAATATTCATTTACAAGAATTGCTACCATTCCTTCATTTCCTTTAGCATAAACTGAGGCATTGTCATAAAGATAATAGTATAATTCTTCAAAATCTTGAACATTAGAATTAATAACAATTTGTCGTATATCTATCCAATTTGGTTTTGATTTAATTAATTCTTTAAGTATTTGAACCATATAACTAGATGATACAAGTACCGATTTATCAATCACCAATTTATTATCTTGAGTTGACAACTGAATGATATTAAGACATTTACGTAAATCAGGATAAAACTGATTAGTAATAGTTTTAATATCTTCAAGTTCATAAACTACTCCTTCATTATCTAAAATCCAAGCAATATGTTTAGCAACTTCTGCCTTAGATGGGGGGATAATTTTTAATACTTGACAACGTGATTGAAGAGGATCAATAATACGTTCTATATAATTACAGGTTAAGATAAAACGGGTAGTACGTGAAAATGTTTCAATTACATTTCGGAGTGATGCTTGTGCTTGGATAGTAAGGAAATCAGCCTCATCTAAGATAACTACTTTAATAGATTTAAATGAAGCAGCAGAAGCAAAACCTGATACTTTATCTCTAATAGTTTCAATACCTCTTTCATCTGAGGAATTGATATAAAGATAATCACAATCTAAATTTTTAACTATAAGCTTAGCAAGAGTAGTTTTACCTGTACCAGCACTAGAATAAAAAATAAGATTCTGAATATCATTTTGGGTTAGATATTGTGAAATAGTTTTTTTGATATTTTCATTCCCTACATAATTTTCTAACTTTATAGGTCTGTAACGTTCTACTAATAATCCGTGATCTTTCATTTATACTCCTTGTTTAAATTCTCCATAAATGCTAAACTTTTGAGGCTCTTCAGGTATGATTTTTTCTTCTTGTTGACGTATAACATACAACTTACTATCTAAGGGGTCAAGTCTAAATTCAGCT